TTAACTGGCGATGTATGTTGATAGTTTATCGACAACATCGTTTTTTTGTGTTTTGGAAAGGTGGGTGTATAGGTCCATAGTGATGGAGATTTTAGCATGTCCAAGTCTTTCTTGGGCCATCTTTGCAGGTACTCCAGCCTCGAACAGTAAGGAGGCATGTGTGTGTCTAAAGCCGTGGGGGGTAATTGGTTTGAGATGATATTTTTTGATGATCTTTTTCAAGCTATCTCTAAGCGAAACTGGTTGGATAGGAAACATTTTCAATGGGCCTCTGATAGGTCGAGGTAATGTCTTGTAGTATTCTCTTGCAAGGCGCATGGTTTCAGCATCCATTGAGATTGTTCGTTTGCTCTTTTTGGTTTTTGGCTCCTGTTCAACCAGGCCTTCCTTGGTTCGTGCTATGGTCTTGTTAATTCGGATAGTGTTGTTTTTGAAATCGAAATCACTGTCATCTAAAGCAAGCAGTTCGCCTATGCGTAAACCGCCATAAGCAAGAATGCGATACATGACCAAATCTCTTGGTTTTTTATGTTTCTTGACAATATCCAGGAATTTATTGAGTTCCGCTTTGTCGTAGTAATTTTCAAAATCATCTGTTTTAGGGCGATAGCTACAACGGGCCCGGATAGTCTTATCCATTGGGTTATTATCTAGTACGCTAATATTAACAGCAAACTTAAAAATTCGATTAACAAGGCTGATGTATGAACCGTAGGAACGGAACTGAGATAGATGGTTCACCAATTTTTGACAAATCAAGACGGTTATTTTGTCGATTTTGATATGACCCAAGAAGGGTTCAATTTGTTTGAAGTAACAGTTTTTTGTCGTCAGAAACGTAGATGCTCTGACGGTATTTTCATATTGTTCAAACCAAAGTTGGGCCACTTCGTGGAAAGTGGTAGCGTTGTTCCGTTTCCAAGATCCTTGATTTTCGTATTGCTCAATCAATGTTACTTCAGCACGCTTTGCTTCCCGTTCGGTTTTAAAACCTTGTCGTGTTGTGCGGACTTGCTTACCTGTTACAGGGTCAACACCAAGGTAAGCAACAAACTTATAGGCGGTTTCGCCGTTTTTCTTTTTGTATTTTTTTATCATTTTGTTTTCCTTTCTCTTGCGCTGGGGAGTGCTTTTTGAGATAAGGATTGGCATCATCTCCTTAAATATGATATAATTAGAGTACGCAAAAGGTCCTGCTGAATAGCTGGTCTTTGCTTATTTGGTTACCCTACACTCAAGCTTGCCGGCGGAGAGTGTGGGGAGTTTTTTATTTTTTGAGGAAGAAATTGACAATAATTGAGATAATCAAACCAGCTAGAGAGATAGCAATTCCTACAAGCCATCGGTTTGTAGCTTTTCGCTCTTGCTCTCTTTCGGCTTTTTCTTTTACTTGTTGTTCGAGTAGAAGATTTCTTGTTTCGGATAGAATATGATTGATACTGTAATCGAGTTTTTGATTTACCTGATCAAATTTTATGTCTACTTTTTCAAATCCGTCACGCATTTCTTGGCGCAAATTGTCAACAATCATATCGACTTTTTCAAACCCGTGTTGAACATCTGAATTGAGTTTTTCAAACTTCAAATCAATTTCAGATTTTGTGTATGTTTCTTGTGGCATAATAGAATCCTCCTGTTGTTTTCTTGATTCTATTATATCATCAAAACGTGGTAAAGATGGCTTTGTTTTCGCAGTTGCATTGTTTAAGTATGCAATATTTGTAGGCTTACTTTTAAAATTATCCTGTGCTTCCATCATAACATCTCCCATAAGCCAAAATGATGATAGCTATATGCTGTGTCAACTTCTTTACCATTTTCATCTAGCAATATAAATAAAAACAAGAAGTCACTTGGGGCCTTAATTGTAAAATTGAAATCAAAATTTCCTGTGGCTTTTCCATATCCATCTTTTAGTAAGACAAAATCTTGGATTGCAATATTTACTCTTGTGGCGTGAACGGGATAGTTTGTACCATCTGGAAAATGCGCTGTAACAGATAGTATATAATTGGTATCAGGACGTAGATTAAAGAAATCTAAGAAAGCTACCAGGTGTACGGAGCCAGGATATAAATCAAAGTTGTTGATAGTGCTTAACAGTTGACCATTGCCTGTATTTACAATTTTTAGAGAGGTCATTTTTTCTTTAAATAGATTTGATTTCATCGGGATACCAACCATATTCTTTTTTCCTTTCATCCAACTAAATTAAAATATTCTTCCTTAACCATAGCCTCATTGACTGTGGTTTTTATCTCTCCTATCCCTTATACACCTCCACGACCTCGCCGATGATTCGGAGAGTGTGGGGAGTTTTTTTGTTGACAAATTTAATAAAAGTATTATATAATTGGTGTAGCTAATCCATACGATGACTGCTCGTCAATCGTTAGCTCTGAACCGTTCGCGCTTGCAAGGCATCGAACGGTTTTTTGTCATCTTTGACTCCTTTGATATTTGTTAATAATTATCCAACTAAATTTAAATACTCTTCCTTGACCATAGTCTCATCAGCTATGGTCTTTAATTTGTACTTTTCCATAAAAACCAGATAATTAAATTGAGTGCGGTCTTCAGCGATTTCCAACTCGTCCTTCAAAAGATGGTGGATCATGTTTCTGTTGGCTTCTAGTTCACATTTTTCACGGAACATCTGATAAATGTGTGGCATATGTCCTTTGTGGCCAAGTTCGTGTAGAGCGACTTGCACTCTCTTTATTTCAGGGATTGCATCACTTAAGAACATAGTCAGTAATTCGGGAATATAGAAAGCTTCATCCTCAAATAACTGATTTTCATAGATTTCAATTTTTACCCCAAACTCTTCAAAAAGTTCTTTCTCTGTCACGGGCAATCAATTCCTTTATCGTTTTAGTTTATAAACGGTGCTACGGTGTTCGATTTGAAAAACTTCGATGGTGACAATATCATCGTGGATAGTTGCGATAATACGGTAGTTTCCGACACGGTAACGCCATTCTCCTGAGCGGTCGCCAACTAAACCTTTTCCGTGTTGTCGTGGGTTAGTACAGCCGTCTAGGTTATCTACAATCCAATTATAGATTTCTCTTGCGGTATGCTTATCTAGTTTTTTGAGCTGTTTGACAGCTTTTTTGGTCAGGTTTACCTTATATTGCAAAGCCTAACTCCTTTGCGACTTCTGATAGGGTGTAGCGTGTGCCATCGTCTTCTGATTGTGCCTTTCGTAAGGCTTTGAGGTCGGCTTCGTCTTCTAGTTTTTCCAGGAGCATTTCTGTCACTAAGTCATCTAGTTTGGTGTTATGTTCTTTGAGGTACTCCGCAATCAAGTTATCTTGATGTGGTGTTGTATTTAGTGTTAAAGTTGTCATCACTTTTTCTCACTTTCTTAAATAAATTTCGATGATGTTCTGAATTGCTTTCTTATCTTCATCAGACAGAGGCTTACCGTTGAATCGCATGGCTGTTCCAGCCAATCGCTCAACATCCACTTCTTTACCTTCAAAGTAAAACTTTTCAGGCTCATCACTGGCAATCCGTGGGTTGTCCGTCCGTCCGAGCAGGTAGTCTGTCGATACGTTGAAGTAGTCGGCGATTTCTGCAATACGCTCAGCGTTTGGTTTTTTATTTTTTAAACCATATAAAGTATTTCTTCCTAAACCAAGCTTTTCTTCTAATTGATTAAGAGATAATCCTTGTTTTTTAGCCAAAAGCTTGATTCTTTCAAATGTCGGAAACATTATATTATCAACCTTTCTAAGAGATTGACAAAAAATATTTAAATTTCAGGCGAAAAATACTTGACATATTTTAGCCGTTAGTTTAAAATAGTTTTTGTAAAGTTAAAGAGTTAGTAAGTACACGAGTTAAAACTAATTCAAAAAATAAAAGCTTTGGCGAGCAGATTGTATTGATTGAACTGGGTTTTATCAAGTGTTTTTCCTTATGGTTTGATTTTAAACCATAAGCTAAATTATGTCAAGAGATTTACTAACTTTTTAACTAAGTTCTTTGACAAGTGAATAGAAACGTGGTAAGATATAGGGGAAGTTAAGATTGTGTTCTGCCTAAGGGCAGGGCGTTCATGTTAAAACCTCCAAGTCGTCAGCTCTGGGGGTTTTTATTTACTCAAAAGCCTCTCACTGTCGTCAGCAATGAGAGGCATGGCGTTAATCCTTGTCATCGAACTTATCAAGCAACCATGTCAGCAGAACTGGCACAGCAACTAATACAAGTGGATGAGTTAAGATTGTATTGATGACGTTCATGTTATCACCTCCCTTCACTCTATGGCTAAGAGCGGAGATTTGTGACTAACGCCACTCTATATTATACCATGTTTCTATTCAGTTGTTTCAAGAACATTGTCCTTTGACAAGTGAATAGAAACGTGGTAAGATATAAGGGAAAATAAGTGTTTCGATAAACCATCGGACAAAGAAAGCCCCCTGCTAACTTCCACATAAGCAGGGGGCTTTTTGACACTATCAATCTTCGTCTAGCCATTTTTCGATGACAAGTAGAAGGATACCGACCACTAACGGGCCGATGATAGATGAAATAAGTGTTTCTACCATTGGACTTCTCACCTCCCTTCGAGGCGGTATCGTAAGTGCCATTAAATATTATACCACGTTTCTATCAGTTGGATAGGAGCGTTTTTTATTTCGTGGAAAGGAAAGGAGAAAACATGAGTCAACAACATCAAAAATGGCTGGATTTGGTCAAGGAGCGAATGCAGCAAAAAGGTTGGAATCGTTCGGACTTGGCTCAAGTGGCAGGTGTATCATCAGCTATGATTACCCGACTACTTAATGAAGGTCATGGAAGTGACGATTTGAAAAAACATATTTCCGACAAGCTTGGTATTCGCGAGCCGTGGGAATTGTTTGTGGGGAGTTAGAAAGGAGAAGGGGATGGAAGAAGTTGCTGAAGTTATTGAAAAAGAAAAAGACCACCTTGAAAAGATCATTAAGGTAGTCAAAAACGGAGGAAAGTTTCTTAGACCTCCATATCAAAAGAAGTCTATTTCGATTAGCGAAAACTTGAAGATGATTTCTCATAATCTTGATAGATTGAGCGAGCAAGTTCGATGAACCAAGGCTCAGCATTCATGATTTCGAGGTGTTTAAAGAAACCGTCTTTAGTTTCCAATTCTATATCATGAGCGTAGCGTAATACCTCTCTTGCAAAGATAGTCTCGTAATCAAAATCTTTGCCATCGTCGTAAATGTCACGCTTGCTTGCATCGAGTAAATACTCTTTAAAAGTCATGACTTATCTCCTTTCTTAGTTGATAAGTCGATTATAACAAAAAAGCCCCTTGACAAAGTCAGGAGCTTACCAAAAATTACACTTAAATTATAACACAGAAAGGAAAAATTAGCTATGGATATAGCAGAATATCATAAATCGATGATTGAAGTCATAGCAAATGACTTGTTTGATAAAGTCTCAGAACTGATAGAGATGCATAACAAGGATGTGTGGCTTACCCAACAGGAATTGATGGACCGAGAAGGTATTTCGTGGCAGGAAGTGAAAAAAATGGAACGCTTCGGCTTGCAGTCCATCAAGCAAGGGAAGTACAAGAAGTACTGTCTTGCAGATGTTAACGAAGTAAAACACTTGATGAAGAAATAAGGCGCTGGGGAGTGCTTAAATAAAAAAACAACTAGGAGTTTAGAATGACAGAAACAATTTTTGACGCTATTGCAAGTGTATCAGTATTTGCTCTGCCGATGCTAGTGGTAGCAGTTGCAGAACAGAGGAAACTGGAAAAGCAACGTAAGGAACGGGAAGCTAAATTGATTAGAGAACAACTAACAGCCCTGGCTTGTGAACGTGCAGTTGAAGCAGATAGACAAGCCTGGAAGAATCAAATTAAACAGTCGCTTGCTAACTGGGAACCAATCAAATACACAGATGATGCACCAGCCCGCACGGCTAGAAAGTGGGGCAGACATGCAAATTAGTAATGGGATTGGACGTATCAACTTGATTGAAAATCTTGTTGCATTGACTGGGAACCCTTTTGAAATGTATCAAGAGAAATCGATGTATGAACTGGCTCTGGATTTAAAAATCGCTAAGTTACAAGTTGGAATGTGAGGTAGGCAGATGAAATATGATTTTAAAAAAGCAAAAACCTTAATAGAAGCAGAGCGCGAAAATATAGAGAGGGTTTCCCTTGGTATACGTGAGGACTGGTATTGGACGGCTGATACAGTGTACGAAGATGGAAGTTTCAAAATCGACCTTGATACTGTTGAGAAGATTACCGGCATTTCGGGTAGCTCTTGGGGGACTCCTTATCTTGAAATTGAGTACAAAGATGGCAGTTCAAAGATGGTTCCATGCCATGACAACGGACCATCTGACCCATTGGCTCGTCCAATTTGGGTGTAGGAGGTAGAAAGATGACACAAGCGGAACGTATTAGGGAATATTATAAACAACATCCAGCTGCTAGCTATGATGAAGTGGCTGAAGCACTCAAAACATCAAATAGTAATGTACGGGCGAACGTGTCCAAAGACATCAAAGCTGGGCGATGTGTCCGCTTGGAGGATAAGTCATTGGACTACTCGATGCACTACATCAAGAATGAAGCATTAGCAGACCTAATCAACTGGAAGAATGATAATAGACGGGAGTGGGTCGATATGCTGACAAGAGCAGCAGAAAAAGAAACTGATAACAATACCATGCGATTGCTTATCAAGGAAGCTAATAAACTAATGAAAGAGGTAACGGAATAATGACTAGAAATAAGTTGTCAGATTTGAATGATCATCTTTTCATGGCATTGGAGCGTTTGGGAGATGAAGATTTAAAAGGTGAGAATTTGGACCAAGAGATTGAACGTTCAAAAGCATTGACCACGGTTGCTGGAAAGATTATTGATAACGGCCGTCTGATCCTGGATGCTCAAAAAACAGCTGCTGAATACAACGGTCGCCGAAATGTGAATTTGGAGTTGCTGAATGGCTAGATTGTTAACCGATGAGCAACATGAATATTTTGTACAAGTTCAAAAAGGTAGAAGTGCAAAGGAAGTTGCTGAGGTAATGAATGAACAGTTCGGGGTCTGTTTAAATGCCAATCAGATCAAAAATTACAGAAGGAATCATGGACTGAAGAGTGGGTTGACAGGTCACTTTGAGAAAGGACAGATTCCACATAACAAGGGTAAGAAGTATCCTAATATGCCACCAAACAGCGGACAATTCAAAAAGGGGTCAAAACCTATCAACTGGGTACCTGTTGGAACAATTCGATATACCACAGATGGATATCCAAAGATAAAAATTGCTGAACCGAATATTTGGAAACAAATGCATCGTAAAGTTTGGGAAGAACAGTACGGACCTATTCCAAGCGGTCATGCAGTTGTGTTTTTGAATGGCGACAAGACCAACTGGGATATTTCAAATCTGGCTTGTTTATCTAAGAATGAAATAGTTAGGATGAACCAAGATGGCTTATTCGCATCCGATGCAGACTTAACAAAAGTTGGTATTGGTTATACAAAACTAAAAAATAAAATTATTGAGGTAAAAAGAAATGGCTAGTATTTATGAACTAACTGGAATCTTTAAGCAGATTGCAGAAATGGAAGGTATTGATGAAGAAACCAAGCTGGATACGCTTGAATCTATTGACTGGACGGAACAATTTGAAGAAAAGGTTGAAAACACCGTCAAGGTTATCAAGAACAAAGAAGCTGAGAAGAAACAGCTCAAAGAAGAGATTGACCGTCTGACTGCTCGTCACAAATCAATTGATAGTGACATCACACGGCTCAAAACAGGGCTACAAGGTGCATTTGAAATCACAGGACATGACAAAGTTAAGACTTTGCTTTTCACCGTAACTCTGGCTAAAAATCAACCATCCGTTGTAGTTGATGAAGAGTTATTACCGAAAAAGTATTTTGTGATTACGAAAAAACCTGACAAAAATGCTATCAAAGAATTGTTGAATGCAGGCAAGAAGGTCAAAGGCGCAGTATTGCAAGAGAGTAGAAGTTTGAGGATTAGATGATGGGAACATTATTTGAACAAAAACCAAGATTTGAACAATTGTCAACACCAGGGTATAGGATTGTTTTAATGGCTAATGAATTAACTGACTTGTTCGGGATTAGCTTTAAGGAAGCCTTAAAATGCATTGAACTTGATCACAAAATAAATGATTATGACGTAAAAGATGAACAATTAGCTGGGTTTGGGGAGTTGTTGAGAGACTACCTAGAGGTCAAACAAAATGAGAATACTAGCGATTGATCCAAGTAGTAACAAAATCAATACTTCAACAACAGGAGTAGTCCTACTTGACAATGCCAAACTGGTTGAGAGTTGGGTGGTGTCCTACGGGATGAAAGGTTTTGCTGATTGGTTTCATGAAGTTGGGAATAACCTAGAAATTGACACAGTTGTCATTGAACAGTTTGAAGCTAGAGACAATGACAAGTCCAAAGATAATTCAGTTCTTGAAACCATTGCCTATATCCAGCTTTGCTATCCTGATGCCGTTCTTCAACGGAATGCAGGATACAAGTCGGACATTCCGGATGATTTGTTGAAAGTGCTTAACCTTTGGAAGTTCAAGAAGTCACACCACCAGGACATCAGAGCAGCTGCAAGGCTGGGTCTGTTCTGGGCTATGCGCAATGATATTGAAGAAGTTGTTAAGGATATTGGGAAGGTGGTGAGCGAGCATAGGGATCACGCTAAGAAAATGGCAGGCTGAAGCTGTCAAGAGAAGTGACTGGGTCACCAATGGAATATTCTTAGAAGCGTTGGGAGGTCGTGGAAAAACGATCTGTGCCCTTGAAATTTGCAAACACAAACAAGCAAAGACTGTTGTCATTGTCAATAACCGCTTGTCTATCTTGGATGGCTGGATGGAAACAATCTCTCGCGGTGGTTATGATAGGGCGATGGCTTTCAAGGTTATCACAGATAGGAAGTTGCAGGACCTGGTCAAAAAAGGGAAGCTGCATTGTGACGTTCTGATCATTGACGAATGGCAGAATATGTCATCGGACAAGAATGTCACTGCCTATGCCAAAATCAAGCGGTCTTATACAATTGGGCTTTCCGCAACTCCAGTCAGAAAGAGAGGACTGAATTTCTATCCGCTCGAACGAGTCATCTTTGGCCAGGCTAAACCGAACAACAAATTTGATTGGCAGAAGGTCCACGGAAAAATGGTCTATGATGCGTATGCTTATTCAAAAGAAAAATGGCAGGACTTTTTAGACTATGATACCTATGTCAATAACTTACCAAACTTTTTCCGTTGGGAAGAGATTGAAGAAATTGAAAACGCTACAGAAAACAACGGCTTTGAAACCAAGTTTTATCCAGTAACCGTTGCGAGTGGCAACCCTGACTTGTTAGCAGAGTTTAGACGGCTAAACCTGGTCACAGTCAAAGGCAACACGGCAATGGCCAAGCAGTCATTTGGTCGTAAGACCTTTGAACAGTATCTGAATCAAATGGGTGTAGCTGTTGATTTTCCAAAGCTAAAACCAGTCAATGCAGACACACCGCTCATGCTCAAGCTAGATGGTTTGATAGAGAGGGCACCGCATGACATGCTAATTGTCAGCAAGTCAAAGCAGATTGTCAATGTCATTCATGAGCGGCACCCTGACCTTGGTATTTGGACAGGGGATGTCAAAGAGGGACTTGATAAGCAGATTGTAGTTGCTACTAGTCAAGTACTGGGTGTCGGTGTGGACGGTCTGCAACACAAATACCAAACAATTGTCGTGCTAGATCCAGTGGATGAGTCTTCTGGTGAGTATGATGACTACCGTCAATTGCTCTGGCGGATAACAGGAAGTCGTCAGCAGCATGATGTGAATGTGATTGAATTTTATTATAAGGAGGAGTAGATGTTTAAACTACCAGCAAACAAACCACAGGTTCCTGTGGACACACCACGGAATTTCTTCTTCTATGGTGCGACTATGAGTGGCAAATCTTACTTGGCCAATGAATTTCCAAATCCAATTATTTTGAATACGGACGGAAACGCAAGTGCCAATAGTGTGCCAGCTATCCAGTTGGTCAACGAGAAAGACCAGTCTGGACACATTACCAAGTCAGTGATTGAGCAGCTGAGTGAAATCTTATTAGCTTTGCAAACCCAGAAGCACACCTACGAAACAGTAGTCGTTGATGTGATTGATGATGTGATTGACATGATCAAGATTGCAGTATGCGGGCAATTTGAGGTCAAATCCCTATCGGAAATTGGCTATGGTAAAGGTTATGACTATTTCAACCAAGCCTTGACTGAATTGGTTATTGACCTAAAAGCATTGCCAATGAATGTCATTTATATCAGCCGTGAAATCACGGAATACAATGACGACGGCAAAGCAGTCAAAACTTTACCAAGTCTGCGTGAAAAATATGTCAATCTCATCAATGGTAACTCGGACTTGATGATTCGGACTGAAAAACTTGGCAACAACTATAATCGGGAAGTTGTCCGAAAACGGAAAACTTACAAATCTGATCAGATTGACGACAAGGCAATTTTGAAGATTTTGCAAACTATTGATGGTGCTGTCGTAATGACTAGCAAACCAACCAAAACTAAACCAGCAGAGAAAAAACAGGAAGTAGCTGCTGAAGAAGATATTTTTTAAGAATAAAGGAGAACATACATGAGTCTATTAGATATTGCAAAACAGTTGAAAGCGAACGGATACAACCCACGAGAAGACAAGGTCAACAACAGCAACCAGCATTTGCCGGGTGGTGAATATCCAGTGGTATTGTCAGGAGTTGAAGCTCGTGTTGCTGATAGTGGCTGGGAATCTATCAACTATGCTTTTGAAGTTCGTGATCCAGAAAGTCCATTCAATGGTCGGACACAGTATGTCGGTATGGGTACTTTGACTGAATGGGTCAAGAATGGTAAGACAATGGACCTGACAAGCATGGTTGAAACCACTGTAAAATTCTTCCACAAGGCTTTGGAATTGGCTGATGACAAAATGGTTGGTTCAGATCTTGATGACAACAAGACCATGGAAGAGGCTCTGAAACGTAAAGCAGTTGGGACTAAGTTTATCTTAGTTATCGGCGAATACACCAAACGTGACAAAACCATTGGCTACAATTATGACTTAGAAGTCTATCCAGGGGCAAAAACAAGTGAGCCATTAGAAATTGATGATGATGACCTCCCTTTCTAAAAACTAGCAAGTTCTGGGTCATTGATGAAACTGATGGGGAATTAGGTCCATTTAGTACATTTGAGGAAGCTTACCAAATTATGTTAATACACTTGAAAATGACTGATTCTGAATATTGGTCGGATTATATGGCCCAGGAACTTGTTTATATTTCGAGAGAGGAGAATTCATGATGCCGTCAATGAAAGAATATGCTTTACAGTATCAAAAGCTTGGTTTTGCAGTCATACCGATTCATCCGCATAAAAAAAGACCTCTTATCGAATTTGCGGATAAGCCAGCTATGACGGCTGAAGAAATTGAAACATTTTGGGACGGCTATCCAAATGCCAACATTGCTCTTCGTACCACGAACTTCTTTGTGATTGATATTGACAAGCATGGCAAGTCCAACGGATTTGAGTCATTGAAAAAGTGGAAATATCTGGGATTGATTGAACCAACCCTGCAAGCCAAAACGGCGAGTGGTGGTAAGCATCTTTTCTACTTTAAGCGTGATGATTGCCCTATCTCACAGATGATTGGTTTCTTGCCTGGTGTTGATATCAAGGCTCATGAAAATAATTATGTCTTGGTTGCACCATCTGCAACAGAAAAAGGGCAGTATGAATGGGACTTGGACAAGTCAAAGGAAGGCGGTACAATGGTCACCCCTTCCAAGGAACTTATCCAAGCTATCAAGAAGCAGTATGGGGATACTCACGGCTACAGGTATGATGGTACTGATGGATTAAGAGATTTTGCCAGAAGGTCAGCTAATCGTGATAAAACCATGACGACAGATCTATTTGAAACCATTGCTATAGGCTTTGGTGATGAGGGTGGACGAAATGACAAGTTGGCTAGCTTTGTGGGTGGCTTGCTCTTTCGAGCAGTTGATGATGATATTGTCTTGCAGTTGGCTAGGATAGCAAACACAAACAGCGTCAGTCCTTTATCAGATAGAGAAGTAACAAGAACAGTTGAAAGTATGATCAAGAAAGATAGGAGGTGAGCACTATTGGTGATGTAGTAAGTATTGATAGTAATCCGAAATTTATTCTAACAGGCAACGGTGCTATCAAGTCATCTAGTCCGGTCAATGTGCTCTTGTCTTTCAAGGCAGATGACCAGCTTGGGCAATTTCTTAGACGGAATGACTTTTCACAGGAATATGAGTTCACACAAGATGTGAAGATTGGACGGACAACTTTCAAGCAGGGTGAACTTCCAGCAAACTTCAACAGCGTTGTGACGGTTTACTTTGAAAATGTCTTGGGCATTGTTTACTCAGATAAGGCATTCAAAGCTGGTTTCGAAACTTTCATGTCTGAGAGGTCTTACAATCCAGTCATGGATTATATGGAAAAAGCTGCATCACATTGGGACGGTAAGAAACGGATCGCTCGTATGCTCCAAGTCTATCTTGGTGCCGATGACAACCCGTTGATTTCAAAAATAGCTCAGATGTGGTTGGTTGGAGCGGTTGCCAAGGTCTATGATCCTTATGTGAAATTTGACTATGTTTTGGATCTGGTCGGTGGCCAAGGTGTCGGTAAGACGTCCCTACTTCAAAAATTGGGTGGTCCATGGTACACGGATGCTGTGACAGACTTTGCCAATAAGGACAATTATGACATCATGTTGAAATCACTCATTGTCAATGATGATGAAATGGTGGCAAGTAATCGGATGAGCTTTGCGGAAACCAAGGCTTTCATCTCAAAGACTAGCCTACGCTATCGGAAGCCTTATATGAGCAAGACAGAGGAATTTGCAAAGAACTTCATTTTGGCACGAACAACCAACCAGAAGGAATATCTCAAGGATAAGACCGGTGAGCGTCGTTTCCTTCCAGTGCTTGCTGATGCTGCTAAACAACGGAAACATCCAATGACGATTGAACCTCAAACGATTGAACAGATTTGGGGTGAAGCTGTGACGGTTTTCAAAGCTGGTGTTGATTTGATGTTTGATGAGGAAACGGAAAATGAATTGAATATCTACCGTGAAACATTCATGTATCGTGATGAAGTTGAATTGCAGGTATTGGAATATCTGGACATGCCGGTTCCTAGTAATTGGGAAAAATGGCCTATCCAGAAACAACATCAGTACACAATGCGTTATTTTGATAATAGTCCTGAGTTTGAACCTGGCGAAAGTAGATTGTCGAAAGTATCAACAAGGGAAATGATGTATAACCTTTTTATGCGAAATTCGAATGACAGGAAGTTATCAACGAAGATTAACATGGTCATGGATAATCATCCTGATTGGGAGAAGAAAACCTACCGAATTGGTACTAAAACAATAAAGGGTTTCGTCAAAAAAAGTTCGGTAACATGATTTGGACATCGGTAACATTTTCAAAAAGTTCGGTAACATTTTGGGACTTCGGTAACACAATCGGTAACACTGAAAACCCTTGCTACTACTAGCTTTATTACTATTTATATATATAATGTTACCGTGTTACCGATATATTATAAAGTTTATAAAAAATATATATATAAATAAAGAAAGCCTATAAAATGGGGATTTCTAAAAAAAATATTCTACTTTTTCGATTTTATCGGTAACACGGTAACATACATTGTTTGGGAGGTAAAATATGTGTGCATTATGTGAACGCGATCCGTTTACGGGTCAGATTGTTTATGGCCCCTGTTTGAAAGAAAAGATGGCAGATCCAGTCAAAAAGCCGTCACATTATCAAGGACGGTTCGGACTTGAAGCTGTTGATGTCATCAAAAATTTTGCAGCCTGCCCGGATCAAGAAGAAGGTTTCTACTGGGGCAATGCTGTCAAATACCTTTTAAGGTATCACTCAAAAAATGGAGTCGAGGACCTCAAAAAAGCCCGTCAAAATCTTGACTGGCTGATTGAAAGTTTGGAAAAAGATAATGGTTGAACTAACTAGAAAACAAGCTGAGTTTGTTGAAATTATGAGGAAATCAATTCTTGATCCAGAAATACAGGAATTGACAGATAATCAAAACTTGCTAAATACAGCCCTATTAGTAGGATACGTAGTGAAGGAGGAAGTGGTACATGACTTGGACAGTAACAGTATTATTTGATCACATGTTAGTTGATGAAACGCACTACTTCGAAAATGAAGCTGATGCTTTGAAATGTAAAGCTGGTCTGGAGGCGAGGTATCGAGGTCAGCGGTTGTATAGCGTTAGGATGGAGGAAGTTGAGTGAAAGAAACGGTAAAATTCACAGCAAGTATGATTATAGTGTTACTTGCTACTCTAGGATTTATCTGCATGATTTACCAAGCAGGGTATCAAGCCGCTAAAAATGAACAACAACCAGTGATTGTTTACCAGGTAGATAATGCAGGCGGTGTGATGGTGGGGCAAATTACAGACAAGGAAATCATAGAGGGACGCTACACGGTCACGGCTCATGCCTATGGTAAGTTCTTAGTCACAAAAGAACAGTATGAGGCTATCAAAGTTGGTGACCCAATCCCTGATTATTTGAAAGGATGGAAACAATGAATAAGCAGGAAGCGATTGAGATTATCGAACAATCAAAAATAAAAATAGCTAACAGAGGGAGGGTAATATTTAAAGCAGGCGAAATTATAGTAGAAAATGTACAGGTCGATTATGTACCACTTGAAGTTGTTGTGAACACGATTGACCAAATCCACGAACCGCAGACAGTTGTGGTGCCGAAGTTTATCGCTGATAGTATCGAATATTGCAAAAATGAAGAAGGGTATGGATTGCTCCGTGCAATGGATTACTGCGATGAATACAATGATACTGGCGAATGGTTAGAGCACAACCAAGAGACTTTCGCCCTAGCGTGGCTTTTCGGCTATGAGATTGAGCGGGAAAAATTGTATACGGTGGAGTTGTTTAATGGGCAACCACTTGTAGAAGAAAAGAATATTTTGTATTTCAGTTCGGACTTGGCCGCTTCAAATGCCCATGTGGGTAAAGACAAGCTTGAAGCAGCTGGCTTTGGTTGGGTGTTTGATTGCAAGGGTGTGAAGGTCGTGGAGGTAAAAAATGATTAAGAAATATCATCGAGTTAAATGCAAACTACATGGATGGCTAAATTGCCATTATGATTATGACCAAGATAAATATTCGACTGCCGAAGCTATTAGCGATTTTATTTATTCGATAATTGATGATTTTAAAGTAAAAGCAAAATTACGGATTTAATCGAAAACATTTAAAAAACCGGACAGATGTGTATCCAATTGCAAAACAAGAACGTTTTATCCTCATGCAATCCACAGGGCTGTTTGATATCAACGGCAAAGAGATTTTCGAAGGGGATATTGTTAGAATGCACTCAGGAGAGCTTTTACCAGTAAAGCTACACCACGGCATGTTCGAGCCCGTTTGCTATTACGCCAGCCGTGCCTTTGGAAGGGTTGGGAATGTTTTTGAAAATCCTGAGTTGTTAGAACATCCAGATTTTAGGGAGGAAATCAATGACTAAAAAATTAGGCGTGCTACTGGTCGATGCGCCAGAGCTGATGTATTTTGACTATAATTACATAATGGACGTAGAGGAAGATGGCAAAATTAAATTTACTGTCAATGAAACGGACATTTTAGAGGAAGTGGTAAAAGCGGCTTGGAAATGCACCCAAGAAGAAGCCGAAAAATACCCACAATTTCGGTGGGTAGCGTTGGAGGAGTTAACCTAATCTAAGGCTCACCGACTGTCGCAGGTCGGTTGGTCATTCTGCCGAAAATAAAAAAAGAAGTATTACAAAATTGGAGGAATAAAACAATGTATGAAAATGAATTTCAAGTAACAAAACGTCAGATAGCAGCAGGCGCTACAATTATTGGGCTTATTATTTTTGCAGTATTTTTTAGATTGACCGCAGTTGTCAAAATTCCAGCAAATACCGTAGGTGTGAAGGTGTCGGCATTCAACGGAGTACAAGAAAAGACTTTACAGACGGGCTACCATCTGAAAGTTCCATTTGCTGATAAGGTGTATAAGTTACCGACATCAGTTCAGACCAAGACCATGGAAGCTATCACGACACAGACGAAGGATGGTCAGTGGTTGAATACTAATATTGACGTTAAATACAAGGTCAACAAAGCAGAAGCTATGACTGTGTTTACTAACTACACAGACCTAGAAAATGTGAGTAATAGCGTTGTCGCTCCAGCTGTGCAACGGGCCATTGAATCAGTGACAGGTGAGTATGATATTTACGAAGTACTAGGCTCTAAGCGTACAGAAGTTTATGGCAAGATTGACCAGAAACTAAAAGAGCGGTTCGCAGCTGACAACTTGGAATTTGTATCATTTACTATCACTGACCAAGATGCAGGCGATGAAATCGAAAAAGCCATCAAGGATGAATCTGTTAAGCAGAAACAAGTAGATTCAGCTAAGCAGGATCAAGAGAAAGTTAAAATAGAAGCTGAAACTAAAAAAATCCAAGCTCAAGCTGATGCGGATGCCGAGGTTATCAAGGCTCAAGGTCAAGCAAAAGCCAATGCTGAATTGAATAACTCTATTTCGGATAATTTGATTCGAATGAAAGAAGCTGAGGCTCGTTTGGAGCATGGCTGGGTTGAAGTTATCACACAAGGGGATGTGATTACGAATCAAGAGTAACAAAAAAGCCAAGGCACTCTCTGCCCTGGCTGTGGTAAATAACTCACATACATTATACCACAAAGGAGACAGAGAGTGAACAAGGCTAAGGCTATATTAAAGGATTTGAGAAATTTAGATTTGTACATCGCTAGCTTGATTAGACGTCGTGAAAAAATCGAATCCTCTTTACTATCTAGTCCAAAGTGGACAGCGGATAAAGTTTCGGGCGGAGCGAAAAAGAAGCAGGATGATGTCTATGTTGAATTGATGGCAACCGCTGATGACATAGAAAAGAAAACCGCTGAAGCTATTAAGAAACAACGTGAACTACAAAATATAATAGACAATTTAAATGATGACACCAGCAAAACAATTCTAAGCCTGGTTTACATTGACAAGATGTCTATGTATGATGTGATGGACGAAATGAGAATTAGTGACAGGACATATTACAGATTGCTAAGGATTGCCAAGAAAGAATTGGAGCAAGTTTGGCAGTAAATGGCAGTTTTTGGCAGTAATTGTCAGTGCATGGCAGTTTTATTCTGCTAGAATGGTAGTATCAAGAAATAAGGGTAAGGCAGTAAGCCTTCCCTGACATGGAGAGTTGGCAGAGTTGGTCGAATGCGCCCGTTTGCTAGACGGGTGGCCGCCTACGTGCGGTCCGTGGGTTCAAATCCCATACTCTCCTTTTGGGAATACAAGGTGGACTCCTCTGCTCGGTTGAAAGTCCTAGGTTCCGAAGGCAGTTTTGTCGCAGGTTCGATTCCTGCTGTTCCCGTGTCAAGAGCAAGTAACCCTTGAGAGGTCCTTGGCTCGGAGGTCTGGTCAATCGCATATCGGACCAAGACCTAATATGCATTAGTCACACAACGAAGTGTGGCTTTTTATTTTATTGAGGAACGGAGGTGATAAGATTGCTAAAAATTGAGTATGTGCCAATCAACAATATCTTCCCTTATTATAATAATGCCAGAAATAATGATGGGGAAGCTGTTAAAAAAGTAGCAACTTCAATAAAAGAGTTTGGTTTTCAACAACCTATCTTAGTCGATGAAAACAATGTGATAATAACAGGACATACAAGGCTCAAAGCCGCGCTTTCAATTGGATTAAGCACAATACCTATTGCTTATGCTGACAACCTGACGGATGAACAGGTTCGAGCGTATAGACTGGCTGATAATCGTGTAGCCGAGTATTCAAGTTGGGACAAAGCCGCGCTTGCCTTAGAACTTGAGGGCTTTGAAACAATTGACATGTCAGATTTTGGTTTTGATTTATCGGGTTTTGAATTAGCTTCGGAAGACGAACTCCCAATAAATGAGTTACGTAAGGATGGGATAATTGACAAAGAACATTACAGTGAATCACATAGAGAAACCACTGTCAACCAATATAATTTGCGTGATTATGACGCAACTCGTGTCGACGGTAAATATAACATTCCATCACTTGAGCCGGTTACCTATGTGCCGAGTAAATTACAAGGTTTTAACTATATCCTTAACAAGCCTGATTATTCTGCTGGGATACACTTTTTTCTAGATGACTATCAATTCGAAAGGATTTGGCAGAGGCCAGAATTTTATATCGAAAAACTTACTGAATTCGATTGTGTCTTAACGCCGGATTTTAGTCTTTACCAAGACATGCCGATAGCTATGCAGATTTGGAATGTGTACAGGTCTCGATTAATTGGACAGATGATGCAAAACTATGGTTGTACAGTTATTCCGACTGTATCTTGGTCACGTCATGAGAGTTTTGTATTTTGCTTTGATGGTTTACCACGAAATGCAACTCTCGCAGTATCAACGATCGGGGTTAAAAAATCTTCTGAACAGATGGCTGTATGGCGCTCTGGTATGGATAAGATGATCGACGAGTTATCGCCAAAACAGTTGATTGTTTATGGCGGCGAAGTTGAGTACGATTATAGAGACATAGAAGTTTTTTATTTCGATAACGAAACAACAAAAAGAATGAAAGAGAAAGGAACGTAGTCATGGGAGGCAGAGGCGCTAGTATCGGTGGAGGAGTAAAAAGTGCAAGTCAGTGGGCGAAGGCTATAGAAGAATCCAAGAAAAACGGACCAAGTTCTTATCGCCTAAAGATGTACAAAAAATTAAAGGCAGAACGTGATAACGCAACGGGAGCAGCCAAAAAAAGAGCTCAAAAAAATTTCGATAACTTTAACAAAGGGAAAAAAATACACGACGAAGCTCTAAAGAGAAGTAATGAGAAAAGAAGAGCTAGACTTGATAAACAGAGAGAGGCGGCTAGAGAAGCGTGGGCCCAAACTACCACCACAACATACGAAAAATTCAAAAAAAGACAGACAAGCAAATTCAATGACTGGTATTTTCAAGGTAGATAGTTCTTGGACGCTAACAATGATATAGATAATTTTTAGAATGAGAGAAGTGAGGCGATGGCAAATGGACAAAACTTGATAGTCCCAAGCTCGGACGAAGCTCGAAAAAATGGAAAAAAAGGAGACATCGCTTCCGGAAAAGCTAGAAGAAAAAAATCAAATCTAAAAAAAGCTTTTGAGACTATTTTACAGGCGGATGTAACAAGTTCAGTTGCCAAAAAACAATTAGAAGATTTAGGTTTTGAAGCAACAAATGAAATGGCTGTTGCAATGATTATGATGCAGAAGGCTATGAAAGGCGATGTTAGAGCTTTTGAACAGATTAATAAATTAGTTGCTATAGATACAAAAGACCGATTGGATAAACAAGAACAACGAGAGCGTATAAAAGCTTTGCAACTAGAAAACAAAAAGCGCGAATTATCGTTGGAAACTAACGAAACACATGAAACTGCACTTGATAGACTGTTCGATAAACTAGAAGAGGAAATAAATGGGAATTGATAGACTATACCACGATAAGCAACTCAGCATCTTAAAACGGGCCTTGCGAGAAGATTGGTACATGATGATAAACCATGGGGCTGTCCGTGCAGGTAAAACTCAACTTGATAACGACCTGTTCCTCATGGAGTTGCGTAGAGCTAAAAGGAATGCTCTAAAGGATGGTGTCAAAAAGCCTATGTACATCCTTGGCGCAACTAGTGCAGGTACATTGCGGACTAACATCTTGCAAGAACTATCAGAAAAGTATGGTATAGATTTCAAGTTTGATAAGCATGGGAACTTCACGCTCTTTGGTGTGTATGTGGTTACGACCTTCACAGGTTCTGTCGCTGGTTTGCGTGCCATCCGTGGTATGACGGCGTACGGAGCTTATATCAACGAAGCGACACTGGCCAACAAGGAAGTCTTTGATGAAATCCGCAAGCGTTGTTCAGGTTTTGGCGCTCGTATCATTTGCGACACTAACCCAGACCATCCGAACCACTGGCTAAAGAAAGACTACATTGACAAAGCAGATGACAAGAGCATTATCGCCAACCACTTTACGATATTTGATAATACCTTTTTGAACCAGCGCTACATTGAGAACCTTATCGCAACAACGCCTAGCGGTATGTTTACAGAACGTGGTATCTACGGCCGTTGGGTCAGCGGGGAAGGAGCTGTCTATCGTGATTTCAAGGAAGACATGCTCATATCTAGCAAGGACATTTCGACAGCCGAGATTACTACTTACTACGCTGGTGTTGACTGGGGATATGAACACCACGGGGCCATCGTTGTCTGTGGACAAACGGCAGATGGTAGAGTCTATCTCTTAGAAGAACACTCGGCGCAGTATCAAGAAATTGATTACTGGGTGGAGATTGCCAAAGACATCAAATTACGGTACGGGAATATCTATTTCTACGCCGACTCCGCCCGTCCTGAACATGTCGCCCGATTTGAACGGGAACATCTAAAATGTGTGAATGCAGATAAATCTGTTCTGAGTGGAATTGAACAAGTGGCTAAGCTGATGAAGCAAGGTCGCTTTTTTGTTTGTTCGGAAAAGGTTGAAAAATTTAAGGATGAGGTCTATCAGTATGTCTGGAATGAGAAAACAGGCGAGCCAGAAAAGAAGAATGATGATGTACTGGATGCACTTCGATATGCTATTTATTCGCATATGGCTAAACCAAAAGCCAAAGTCAAACGTAAATCGCTATTTGGCTTGTAGAAAGGAGCAAAATGGAAGAAACATTAGTCTATAGTCGCTCGTTGTACAATGAGCAGAATTTGGATAAAGATATCATTTACAAATTGATATTAAAGCATGACCAGACAAGTAGTAAGCTCAAGAAGCTAAAAGATTACTACTTGGGTAAGCATGCAATCGAAAAACACACACGCAGAAGTAATCTGCCAAACTTTAAGACAGTTGCCAATCACGCCAAGGACATTGCGGATACCGCCACAGGTTACTTTATGGGCAATGCTATCCGTTATCCTAAGACCGACGATATGGACATTGAAGACCTGTTAGTAGCCTTTGATAGTGCAGATGTTGATTCGACAGACTCAGACAATGCTTTGAACATGGCAATCTATGGCAGGGCTTATGAGTACATCTATGTCAAAGAGGATGAAAATGAGCTGGTAACACGTAGTTTAGAACCAGAGAACACATTTATCGTTTACGATGATTCGATTGAGCAGAAACCCTTGTTTGCGGTCTATTACTATCAAACAAAGGACGATGTGACGGAAGAAAGTTATTATCGGGCCCAGGTAGTGACTGAGAACCTGCAATACAGCATGTCTTTGCGCGAACAGAAGAAAGAATCAGAAGAAGCTGTTCCACATAATCTTGAAGGACTGCCGATTATTGAGTACCGAAACAATCGCTATATGGTCGGGGATTACGAGCAACAGATTAGTTTGATTGATGCGTATAATTCTCTGATGGGCAACCGTGTGAACGACAAGGAACAAGCTATTGAGTCTATTTTGGTCTTATCTGGTGCTGCACTTGCGGACACACCAGAGGAAGCAAGGGAAGCCATGCAGATATTGCGTGAAGAAGGCTTGTTGGAGTTACCAAAAGACGCAAGCGCTGAGTTCTTGAAAAATGTCTTGGATGAAGCAACGGTCGAAGTACTTCGTAAGGCGTTGAAAGAGGATATTTACACTTTCAGCCATGTCCCTAATCTGTCAGATGAGAATTTCGCAGGGAATACATCGGGGGTGAAATAGTTGCCCTCCTTGAAAGTAATTTCAAGGTAATAAACTGGGTTAAAATTGGAAGGCGCAAAACGATAATACCTAACGTATTATCGAAGCTAATCAATTACCACTGCTGGCAGAAATGTCAGTAAGGTTTAACGACTAGGTGGAGTAAGCTAAGTTTAAAAGACGGTGTCCCCCGTCTTTTTTATATGCAGAAACGCCCACGAAATCCAGCGCCCCATTGGGGTGAAGAGATAGTCTGAACTTATGGGAAACCATAAGAAGTAGAGGATAAAGAGCCACTACGATAACAAAATTGAGCTATGGAATTTAAGCTTTTGGGGCTTGAAATGATTACCAAGACCAAAGAGCGGTATTATATCAAATCCCTGCACAAGCGCATACAGATTTTTGCGAGTTATTACAACTGGTCACAGATTTACGAAAATGCTAAGGCGATTATTCCGCAGTTTAGCCGTGGTTTGCCTAAGAATTTGTTGGAGCTTTCCCAAATCATCAGCAACCTCAAAGACAAGGTTAGTCTGCGCCAGCTTATTTCTCTCTTGCCGTTTGTGGAAGACCCAGATGCAGAAATTAAAGCACTCGAGAAAGAAAAAGAGACTGCGCAGGAAGAGCCTATATTTAGCCAGAATTTGCCTTATGAAGAGAGTGTGACAGATGGACAATCAGAAGTATTGGGAGAAGCGGAAAGCTCAGAGGATGGTTCAGGCGATGGACCAGGCAGAGCAAACCGCAAAGCAACTCGACGAAATCCACAAGCTAGCAAGTAGGCATATCACTTCTAAGATAGACCAGATTTTTGAGAGTTATCGCAGAGACCACGGACTGACGGAAGATGAAGCTGCTAGGGTATTGGCAAATGTCAAGGATTTATCCGATATTCGGGAGTTAAAATTAGCTTTACAGAATACAACGGACAGTGAAGAGATACGGCAGTTGCTTATCTTGTTAGATTCGGCTCCCTACGCTTCCAGAATTGAGAAATACGAGGCTTTACAGAGGGAGGTGGATAATTTACCCACCCGACTGTATAAAGTCGAAAATGAGGCTTCTAGGGCCTTCTATGATGAATTCATTCCAGATGCTTACTACCATTCGATTTTTGATTTGCAGCAGCAGTCTGGTGTGGCGTTCGCATTTAACAGGATTGACCCAGAGGAAATCAGAGCTATCCAGCAAACGCCATGGCTGGGGGCGAATTACTCTGAAAGGATTTGGGGGAATACTCAAGCTTTAGCAAATGAATTACAAAAGCAATTAGCAGTCAGTCTGTTAACAGGTCGGTCAGCTCACGAGACCGCAGAAGTCATAAATGCCCAATTCGGCAAAGGTAGTTACAACTCACGCAGGCTGGTGCGGACAGAGGCTAGTCATTTCCATGCTGAGATGGAAGCTCTGGCGTATGAAGAAGCGGAAGTTGAGCGTTATAGACTTGTGGCTGTATTGGACTTGAGGACATCTAGCGTCTGCAGGGAGCATGATGGAGAAGTCTACTTGGTCAGCGAAAGAGTGAAAGGGAAGAACTACCCGCCTTTACATCCGTGGTGTAGGACGGTCACTATAGCGCTAGATGATGATGAATGGTTAGCTAAAGCGACCAGAAGCGCCAGAGACCCAGAGACAGGCAAAACTATTCAAGTCCCTGCCAATATGACGTATAAAGACTGGTATGAGAAGTATGTGGATAAAGCTGCTGATTTAGTTGAAAACAGCGCACAAAAGTTTTATAATCAAGGTATGGATGATTTTCAGAGTAGTGGAGCAATATCAGAACGACGTGGTGATGTTAAAAAGCAACAAGATGAGTTTGCTGAACGTTACTACAATCAGTTACGCAATTCAAAACGTGATTTGGTGATTGATAAGATAGCAAATTCTAGCGGAGTTGATAAAGCTACTGTTGAGAATGCTTTGGCGCATATCTTAGATAACACTTATCAATTGTGGGACAGTGAAGAGTTTGAATATCGGGATAGAAATTTCTATCCACATTATGATATGGCACAAAGTTTCCAACGATTAATGCTTGGCAAACCTAGGGAAAGTGATATAATAATGTTGAAGCATGAGAGTTTGGAGTCGCATTATATGAATGAGTATAATATGGCGTACGATGACGCTCATAAACTTGCAAATGAAAAATATAATTATCAGGAGGCAGATAAACATGGCTAAAATCGATACACAAATGGTGATTTTACACAAAGTTCAAGATGATTCAGATGTGCGCCAGTATTCTGTTGAAACTGGGGATAGTTATGGTATCGCAACGTATGATAAAGTAAGTAAAACTTATGCGTACTCTGGTGATGATATTGATAAATTTGCTGATTTTGTCAAAAATACATTAACAAACAGTGTACTTAAAAATAAAATGCTACCCAATAAAATCGTCCACGGTTTTGGATGATTGGTGTTTTGATAAAATAATTCAAGCATTCGAGTAATCGAGTGCTTTTTTGTTGCAGAAAAACAGAAAGGAAGTCGCTATGAACAAGCGTATTAAGAAGAAATACAAACCATTCAAAGAATTATGGGATTGTATGGAATGGCTTATGTTTAGATTGGATAGACATGTTACTCGACTGGATAGCTTGGAGAATCGTTTGGAAAATCTGAGAGTTATTGATTCCGCAAATATTCAGACCATCAATCGTAAGTTCGAAGAATACGAAAAAAGAATTGAAACATTAGAACATGAAGTCAAACAACTTAAGAAACCATGGTATAAACGTAAATAAGGAGTAAAAAATGGAAAAACAAATTATTATTTTTTTGAAAAATGGCGAAACATTATTGTTTCAAGATGTAAGTAATGTGGGTGTGACAGATGAATATGTTGCTTTTGATTATTTTGGCAAGAGCACAAACCAAGAAAAAGGCGGGGTGTTCTATTTTGACAATATTGCAGGTTGGTCTGCATCAGCAGAACTTTTTCAATAGGAGGTGGTCCGACATCTTGACAGCAGAAAAGACTGCGCTAATTACATAACCTAACCGTGTCGAGTTGATGCGGTTTTCTTTTTGGTCCAAGCATTGAAGACGGTAAAAGCTATGGAATAAAGACTAGGGATAGTCTGTAAAAAAATAGGAGGTTCGCAATGAACGAAGAAACAAGAACAGCCGAAGTGGTCGAAGATGACAAACAGGTAGCAGCTGAACCTGAACAAGTCACAACAGACCCAAAAGACGAAAAGAAGTACACCGATGCCGATGTTGATGCTATCATCGACAAGAAATTCGCTAAATGGAAGGCAGAGCAGGAAAAAGCTGAATCAGAAGCTAAAAAATTAGCCAAGATGAACGCCGAAGACAAGCAGAAGTACCAGCTTGATAAGCGTGAACAGGACCTTGCTGACCGTGAAGCAGAAATCACACGCCGAGAGCTAACCGCTGAAGCTAAGACGATTTTAAGCGAACGTGGCTTACCAATCGAGCTAGTAGACGTGGTTAATCTTGCTGACGCTGACAGTGTACGTGATTCCATTGATGCTATTCAAAAGACTTGGGAAGCAGCAGTCTTAAAAGGTGTTGCTGACAAGACGAAAGGAAGCGCACCAATGAAGAAAGCGCCAGTGGAATCTGGCGAAATCACCAAAGAACAATTCAATCGCATGGGTGTTCGAAGTCGAAATGAACTTTTTGAACGTGACCCAGAACTATATAGAAAGTTACGAGGATAATAAAATATGGCAACAGGAATGACAACAACCACACAGATGATTAACCCCGAAGTTATGGCAGATATGGTATCTTACAAGCTGCCAAAACTTATTAAATTTACACCGCTTGCATTTGTAGAAACAGCCTTGGTGGGTGTTCCAGGGGATACTTTGACAGTACCTAAATGGACGTATTCTGGCGATGCTACCGAAATCACAGAGGGTCAGGCTATTCCAATCGACCAACTTGGAACGGATAAAACCACAATGACCATCAAACAAGCTGGTAAAGCTATTGAGATTACCGATAAAGCTGCTTTGGTAGGTCATGGCGATGTGTACAGCGAAGGTGCAAACCAAATCGCCCTTGCAATCGCAAACAAGGTAGATAACGATTTGGTTGCAGTCGCTAAAACAGCAACACAATACATTGCAGAAGCACCTACAACAGTAGACGCTATCGATAAAGCATTGACAATTTTTTCAGACGAAGAGGATTGTCGCTATGTCGCTCTTGTCAACCCTAAAGATGCAATCAAGTTGCGTGCAGATGCAGGCAAAACTTGGTTGAAAGGTTCTGAAATTGGGGCAGATGTCGTTGTTTCAGGTACTTTTGGCGAAGTTTCAGGAGTACAAATCGTCCGTACTAACAAAGTTGAAGAAGGAAAAGGGTTCCTTGTTAAAGTATCTCCTCTCCAAACGGATATGGACGATGATGCAAAATATGGAGCTTTTGTAATCAACCTCAAGCGAAACGTGCAAATCGAAAGCGACCGCGACATCTTGAAGAAAACAACAGTTTATTCAGGGGATGAATATTACGGTGTTTATCTGTACGACGATACTAAAGTCGTGAAATTTGGAGGGAATTCGTAATGGGGATGTTATTGCGCCGTCATTCGGAGGATAAACAAAACACAAATTTAGCCGACTTGACAATCAAGGAGCTGAAAGCCTTGGCTAAAGAGAAACACGTTGAAGGTTATTCCACAATGACCAAAGATGAATTGATGGAGGTCCTAAATGCGCGTTAAGGTATTAAAAGAGTTTACTGATGATGAGCTTGGTTTTGTTCATCGTGTTGACGATATCATAGAATTGACCAAGGAACGTCATGAGCAGATGAAGAAAAACGCTAAATTGCAAGATGTAAATTTGGCTGATTACATTGAAGAAATCAAGACCAAAGGAGCAGAAGCTCCTGCAAAATAGGGGGCGGATATGCTAGAAGATTTGAAAAAATTGACAGGCGAGAGTGATGATAAAATCCTCTCGTCTTTGCTTTTGAGGGCTAAAAATATCATTTTGACTGAGACGAATCGAAGTCAGCTTACGCCAGCGCTGGAAGGAATGCAACTGGAAGTAGCACTCGAGTTGTACAACCGCCAAGGAAGCGAGGGCGAAACATCGCGAAGTGAAGGGGGCGTGTCTGTGTCTTATAAAGACGGGCTATCCGATACTATTTTGAATGGTATCCGCAGTCATAGACTCGCAAGGGTGGCAGGTCGTGCGTTTGAAGCGAAACCGACTGAAGCCGTATCTGATCCGTAAAGCTGTCATAGTGACGAGTGATGAGGGTATCAAGAAAGCTACTTATAGCGATGTAGCTACTGAGATACGAGCTGAGATATGGCCTGCTAGTGGTCGCTTACAAGCTGAGATATACGGTCAGAGATTGGCATATATTTTGAATTGCTTGGTAGACCGTGAGACTCTTATAGATGAAGGCGATGGCTTTTGTATCAACAGCGATAAAGTAACCCACAAAGTTATATCCATAAAGCGTTATACAAACCATCAAGTCTTGGAGTTGGAACAATGTCGCAATTGATAGGTGCTGATGAGTTAATCTCAAAGCTCAAACGATTGTCTAGTCAACGACAGACCGAAATCATGGCAAAAGCTGTCCACAACGCTGCCAAGAATGTTGTCCAAGCAGATGCTAAGTTACGAGCCCCTGCAAACAACGGTGATTTGCGAGCAGGTATTAAAGTTCGGATGTCTAAGTCTGGGAATCCGAGAGCTGAAGTGGTTAGCACATCAGACCATGGCGGATTTGTTGAATTTGGTACTGGTCCAAAAGGTGCTGCAAACCACGCAGGTATTTCTCCAAATGTCAGCGTGTCTTATCGCAGTACACCTTGGTACGTCCATGAATCTCAGATTGATGTTGGTCCTTATCGGTTTCAAAAGCTCGGTGAGTTTTACAAGATGTTTGGTCAAGTCGCCCAGCCTTATCTTTATCCAGCCCTTAAGGATAATGAAGAGCGAGTCACGAAGAACATCAATAGATTTGTCAAACGTAAGTTAATTGAAGAGGTCAGCAAATGATAAATATTAAGCCTATTATTTACAAGAAATTAAAAGAAGTTGCGGGTAATGTGACAGATACTTATCCGCAAGATTGGGAGAATTTCCCGGTTATCATCTACTTGGAAGAGGAAAACAAGCCTTACGAGATTACAGATGATACAGAACAGATGTCCTATTTGCGCTACAAGGTCGATATTTTCCACAATGATAGTACCTCGGAATTAGCCGTCGCGATTGATGCGATTTTTGCATCTCTCGGGCTAAAACGTACATCCAGCGTGGATACACCCGACCCAACGCACTTACGACACAAAGTCATGCGATTTGAAGGGATTTTAGATCTAAACTCCCGAATCGTTTACCAATACAGAATGGAAGGATAAAACATGTTAGCAAACGGAATTAAATTGAAAATGAGCGAGACCAAGGGGTCTGGCTATGCAGTTATCGAGGGCTTGAAAGAAGTTCCAGAACTTGGTATTGACCCTGAGAAAGTTGAGAATACGACCCTTGCGGATACCATTAAGCAGTATGAATTTGGTATTGGTGACGCTGGCGAATTGGAATATAAATTCAAGTACGAGAATTCCAAAACAACTTCTAGTTATCGTACTTTGCGTAAGTTGTCTGATTCAAAAGCTATCCGTCACTTTGAGCAAGAGTATCCAGATGGTACTACTGTCCGCTTCTCAGCTCAGATTGCTGTCAAGCTGGGCGGTGGCGGTGTTAACTCTGCTATCGAATTTACATTAAAACTGGCTTTACAGTCAGATTTGGAATTCACGGACCCAACCGTACTTTAAGGAGGAATAGATGTCAACACGTAAACCATATATCATTTGGAACGTCAAGGGAACAGACTATAAATTGCGTCTCAGCACTCGCCAAGCCTGTGAGGTTGAGGAAAAATTGGGCGTTAATTTGCTCAAGATTTTCATGCCCAAACCAGGCGAACAGTTCAATCTACCACCTTTGAAGGTCATGTTGTTGGTTGTTCAAGGTGCTTTGCAGAAGTTCCATCACGGTATTAAATTGGATGATGTCTATGACTTGTTCGATGCTTACATCGATGAAGGTTATGGACAAACTGAATTGATGACTGATATCATCGTACCATTGTTCGAAGTATCGGGTTTTATTCCTCGGAACAAGGAGAAGGAAGAACCGACGTTGACAGCAGTCGAGTAGGTTCTGGTCCTTGTTCGGTCGCAGAATTGATTAGCGGGTTTTATCCAACAGCATTAGATGCAGGGATAGACCCGTTTTCTTTTTGGGAATACACTCTTTTGGAATTAAAAGAGCTAGTTGAAAGTTACAACAGGCAACAATTCCAAAAGCAGAAGGAAATAGCTTCTCATCACTTTATTCAATCACAGATGATAGCTCGCTTTGTTTCTCTGATGTTTCAGGAAAAAGGTGAGGCTCCAGACATTTGGGAGTTCTATCCTACTTTGTTCGAAGAGGATAGGGCGCAGATTGAACAAGCTCGCATTGAGCGAGATTTGAAAATCCATCAGGAGCAGATGAGGGCTTACGCAGAAAGAATGAGAGGAAGGTTCACAACTTCCGAATAAGAAGGAAAGGAGGGAACTATGGCTGTTACGTTAGAAGAGTTGAGAGTTATTGTTGAAGGCGAAATTGCTCCATTTCAAAAAAAGATGAAGCAATTGGAATCTCAGATGAAGCAGACTCAAAACAAAATTGAAAACAAGACAAAAGGCCTTAGAGAGCGTGTAGGTCAACAAGCTGGTGGCATGGCGACTGCTTTGGGCAAACTTGCTAAGATTACCGCGTTAGCTTATCTAGGCAAGAAAATGTTAGACCTTGGTATGTATTCTACCCAGATGGCTCTTGAAGTCAGCGCTTCGGTCAATCAAATCAAACGACAGATGGGCGAAAGTTCCCAAGCATTTTTAAAATGGATTGATAACAATGCCAACGCTATGAATATGAGCGTCGGTGAGGCTACTAAGTATGGAGCGGTCTATTCCAACCTGTTTTCCAACTTTATCAAGGATTCTAACAAATTGAGCGCTTATACAGGTAAGATGTTACAGACATCCGCTGTGATTGCGCAAGGTAGCGGACGGACCATGACCGATGTTATGGAGCGTATTCGTTCGGGCTTGTTGGGGAATACCGAAGCTATCGAAGACCTCGGAATAAATGTCAATGTTGCTATGATTGAATCAACCAACGCATTCAAACGTTTTGCGAATGGGCAATCTTGGCAACAATTAGACTACAACACCCAGCAACAAATCCGCTTGATGGCAATTTTGGAGCAAGCAACAGCCAAGTACGGAAATACCTTACAACAGTCTGTAAACGGTCGTATTAGCATGTTCAAGTCGCTGTTAAGCGATGCAGCATTAAACATCGGTAATGCAATGTTGCCGATTATTAACGCCATGATGCCTGTACTTAATTCCTTTGCTATGGTCTTGAAAAATGTCACTGCTAAACTCGCTGAGTTTATCGGCTTGATGTTTAACAAAAAGGCTAAGGTGAAAAACGGCAGTGCTTTGGGCAATGTCGCCCAAGGAGCGCAAAAAGCCAACGATGCCGTTGGTGATTTGGGCGATGCGATGGGTGGTGTCGATGATGCTTCTGGAGGCACTGCAGGCAATCTAGACGATACTGCCAAATCAGCTAAGAAGGCAGCAAAAGAGCTGATGGGATTAGCTGGTTTTGATGAAATCACAACCCTCAATCTAAATAAAGATGACGGAGCAGATGGAGCGGGTTCAGGCGGTGGTTCTGGAGGCGGAGGCAAGGGTAGTAAAGGCGGAGGCTCAGGAAGCGGAGCCGACATCTTGCCAGAAATAGAATTGACTGATATGGACAACCAGTTTAAGTCCATATTTGACGGATGGGATAAGACTCTACAACCTCTTTTTGATTACCTCTCAAAATTAAAAGACCTGTTTAAAGATGGTTTTAACATGTCGTTCAGAGCTGATAGTCTTGACCGCTTTAGAACTGCATTAGCAGGTATCTGGCAATCTCTAAAAGATATTTTCGCTGATGGAACTGTATTGCAAGCAGCTGCAAGATTTGGAGAGAAGCTAGCTTTTGCTTTAGGTCAAGCCACTGGTGCTCTAGCCAACATCATCATGGGGATTGCAGTCTTTATTGCCGAAAGTTTAAATAAATCACTAAACGGCACCAAATTGGATATAAAAGGTTGGCTGATACGTCAGTTCGATATAGCAGGCGATGCAGTCGCAAGCATTGGAAATATCGCTCAAATGCTCGGTCAAACGTTTTATGACGTATTTACAAGTGCAGCTGCAACAAACATCGGTGCAGATATTCTTTCAGCGATAACCTATGGGACAATGGGGATTGTTGAAGTTGGTTTAAAATTAGGTCGCGATATACTAAGCGGTATAGAACAAGCGCTAGTTGATAACCAAGATAAAATAACTACTGCTTTAAATGGATTGCTTTCTGCCCTTGAACCTACTTTCGAATCTATCAAAAACTTATTCAAAAATACATTTGAGGGGTTGAGCACAACTTACGATGAGCATGTAAAACCATTCTTTGATTCGTTCACTGAGGGCTTCAGTTCTATCTTTGGCACTCTGATAGACAGTTGGAACAATGACGTCCAACCAGTATTAGATAGCATCGGACAATCGTTCTCCGATATGTTCGATAACCATATTCAGCCTTTTGTTGATAATTTCTTATACGCATTCGGTCAAGTAGTGGATTTATTAAAAATTGTATGGGAAGTAATCCTTCAACCACTCTTTGATTGGATTGCAGCGAACATACTACCAGTACTTGTTCCAATATTCCAAACACTTGCAGAATGGTTTGTACAAGCGTGGAATGTTGTTTTCGATGTTTTAGGAGCTGTTTTAAAAATCCTAGGCGGTATCATCGAGTTTCTGGTCGGTGTATTTACAGGCGACTGGGAAAAGGCTTGGGACGGCATTGTTCAAGTAGCAAAAGGAATGTGGGATTTACTGTCGTCTATTTTCATGTTCGTTTGGAACGTCATTCTATCATTCTTAAAAGGTGTCTGGAATACCATTGTTGCAATATTACAGGCTGGATGGGATGCTATTGTCCGCATCTTCCAAGGTTTAGGTAAATGGTTCGAAGACCGCTGGAAAGATGTTGAGAATATATTTTCCAACGTAGGTAGATGGTTTGGGCAGAAGTTTTCTGAGGCATGGAATGGTATTACAAATGCTTTCAGCAACGTTGCAGGATTTTTCCGTGGCATTTATGATAACATCGTCAGTTGGTTTAGCAACATCGGCGGCGCTGTAGCAACTGCTGTTTCTGGTGCTTTTCGTTATGCAATGAACGGCGTGTTTGCCACTATTGAGAACGCTGTAAATGGCTTTATCAGTATGATTAACGGCGTTATTGGTTTAATCAATAATATTCCAGGCGTTAGCCTCGGCAGCATTGGTTATGTTAATCTTCCACGTCTTGCTCGTGGTGGTATCGTGGATAGCCCAACTGTCGCCATGATTGGTGAAGCTGGTAAAGAAGTGGTTATGCCATTGGAAAATACAGGCTTCCTGCAAACAATGGGGCGTGTGGTCGGCGGTGCAGTTGTTAACGCCTTAGGTGGCGGCTTACCACAATCGTCTGGATTGCCAAATGGTGACATCGTTATCATGATTGGCAGTAGAGAGTTTGGACGCTTTGCGATTGATGAAATTAACAAAGCACAAGAGCAAGCTGGCGAGCTGTTATTAAATGTTTAGGAGGGAAAAATGAGTCAATTGATTATCAATGGAGTTACAGTTGTACCTCCTAAATCTTTTCAAGTCGCTATCAATGATGTAGATGGCGAGACAGGTCGAAATGCTAACGGAGACATGGTCAGGGATAGGATTACTACCAAGCGTAAATTAGAATGCGAGTGGGGGATGTTGACCCAGGCTGAGATGGCGTTGATACAATCAGCCGTCCAGCCTGTATTTTTTGAAGTGTCTTACCCAGACCCTATACTTGGGCAGACGTCCAAAACGTTTTATGTTGGTGATAGGACTGCGCCTGCATATTCCTTTACTGAAAAATTCAAACCCTGGAGTGGTTTAAAATTTAGTTTAATAGAGAGGTAAGGTGGTTGGTACGGTAACATTTAACCAAGCTATGTTAGCTAAAGATAGGGTGTTTGCTATTCGTGCAGGCGCCTATACATCTAGCGACATCAAAGAAGCGAGTTTCAATTATGGCTATATCAGTGGCGACACGTTTAAACCTGGTGGAACAGTTGCTGGTTCGGCTAAATTGACCTTTACATCTATCATTACTAGCTTTAACAAATTGGATAAAGTTTATCCAGAGATAGGACTAAAAGTTGGCGATTCCTTCGAGTGGGTTGCAATGGGTGAGTATTTTGTCAACGATATTAACATCGACCGCAACAGGAATACCACAGAATTAGACCTAATAGATGGGATGTTCAAGCTCAATCAACCTTATATTTCTGACTTGACTTACCCGGCACAGATTAGAGATGTTATTCGCGAAATTTGTGTAAAGACGGGAGTAGAGTTAGAAACAGATGATTTAGGTTTCCGAGCGATTCAGCATCATATCCAATCAAAAGCGGATAAAAAGGACATTACTTTTAGAGAAGTGTTAAGTCAAGCGATTCAGTTGCTTGGCTTTTCTGCTTTTTTCAATAGAAAAGGCAAATTGGAAATTCGTGGGTTGATTGAATCAAATATCACAATTACTGCTGATAATTACTTTTTGCATGGTCTAACTAAAAGTGAACTTATGTACCAGATTGCAGGTATCACTTGCAAGAAAGACAAAGAGACGTTAACGGTCGGCTTGCGAACCGGTCGCTCTTTAGAACTCGAAAACAACTTTATGATACAGAACATCTTAGATGATTTGTATTATGATTTAAAAAACATAAGATATTACCCATACTCGCTTGATTGGCAAGGACACCTAAAATTAGATGTCGGACAATGGGTTACGTTAAAAACAAACAAAAACGAGACTTTTAAAGTCCCTGTACTGAGTCAATCTTTTAATTTCAAGGGCGGTCTAAAATCCAAGATTGGTGCGGATAGCAAAGCGGGGAATGATACTCAGTATGCTTATAAGGGATTTTTAGGCAAGCGCATCAAGCAAATGTCTACTGAGATCGAAGCAGAGGTCCAACAGCAACTGGAATATAAGGATAAGGAATTTGATGAAAAAATTAATAAAGTCAAATCCGAAATCAACGACGGCATCGAGCAAGCCCAAGCTGAGGCTGAACGTTATGCAGACAATATCAAGAGAAGTATTGATACTGAAATCTCCCAAGTCAACCAATCCATGCAAGCTCAATCTGAGGAACACGACAGACAGGTCGCAGATATATTGTCCAAAACCCAGTCTGTCGAGTCGCTTGCCAACCAAGCCAAGTCGGATGTAGCAAGCGCCATCGCAAGGGCTAATCAAGTCAAGACTGAAGCTATCGCAGATGCAAGAGCGCAGGTTGCGACGGTCAGTCAAGCCTTAAACACTGCTAAGTCTGAGCTACAGACGGCTATCGCTAGCGCCGACCAAAAGGCCAGAGATAGCCAAGCAAGTGCTACAGCCTTGCGGAATGACCTTAACTTGCAAGCTGGCAAGATTTTGGAGCAAGCACGAGCACATACGGATTTGACTAGCCGTGTGACGACTGTAGAGACTTTAGCCGATGGCACGAGGTTGACTGTTGCAGAGCTGTCTAAAACCGTTTCTAAGGCAACTGGAGACATTGCTAGTGTGTCAAGTCGGACCAAGACCGTAGAAGACACTCTAAGTCAAACCAGGACCAAATACGAGGCTCTGACACAGACCGTCAATGCTCAGACAGGACAGATTGAGAGTATCAATCGCAAGACTGCTGACTTGCAGAGCGGGATTGACGGAGTGACGGAGCGGTTTGAGAATTTGCGGATAGAGGACAATCTGCTACTTAATAGC